TAAAACTTTATTGAGTCCGTTCCAATTTAATTTTGAAGGCGCTTTTTGACTGGCAGCTCGACCAATATAGTTTCTAAGCACCATAATGAATCGATCAATCTCTATTCCGGAGTTTCCGCCAAATTCAAAAAATCTCATTTTAGTGTGCTCAATTCTTTAGTAAGTTCTTGAATCTGTTTTTGCATTTCTTTGATCTGCTCTTGAATGGCTTTCTTTCTTTCAGCCATCTGCTTGGCCTGTTCAGCTTGCTGTTTAGCCATTGCCTGAGGATCCATTGCAGGGGCTGGTGGTTGTCCTGGAGGCTGACCAGCAGCTGGAGGCTTTGATCCTGCGGCACCGGCTGCAAATGTTCCCAACGGAGACGGTTTAGCACCTGGTGCCGCTGCACCAGGCATAGGAGGTGTCAACTCGCTTAGTCGTAATCCACTGGTAAATTCTTCGAGCTTCATCCTGCCAATGCTCTCATCAAACGATTCTGATGGTTGATGCTTTCGCGCATCTCACGACCTGCTTCTTCTGCACCACCTGCGGCTGGCTCAGCAGCGGCAAATTCGTCACCACCTAATTCAGCATCAGTATTCATGGCATCGGGTTCAGCTGCCATGTCAGCTGCTGGCTCACCGCCTAACATATTGACAGGCTGCTCTTCACCTGTTAGTGTACGTACTCCGGTTGCCAATGCTTCACGTGTGGCCTTGAGATTTTCTAATGCTGATTGAATTGCCGGAGCCACTGCTTCGATAAATCCTTTGGCCTGCTCTTGTCCCATTTCATCACGAATGCTATCACCTAACTGCAATAGAGTATCATTCTCCATACCGCTTAGTTCTTCAATCCAGCGGCCAACTCTGTCGACCATTGTTTTAGCTGTGACGATCGCGCTTGCCTGCTGGATCTCACCTTCTCTTAAATTACTCATATTGTCTCCTGTTTGTTCTATGCTTTCATTCTCTTTTTTGTAAATCTTATTGTCAGCTTTTTCACTGCCTCTCATACGATTCATAACTTTCTTTGCACTCTTGTCTGTGGTCATATAGTCGCCGGAAGTCATTGTGTTTACAATGTCTTTGCCTGCTTTGTCTTGATAAGACTTTAGAGTGTTTGTACTTAATTCTGTTTGAATGTTTTCGCTTCCAACCATGTCTTTAAATTGATCTTCTAGATCTTCTATATAGTTGTCCATGTCAATTTCGCCACCGTCTTGATCACTGTAGGCGTAATATACTTCTTCCACAGCTGAATCAACATCACCTTGATTAAGAGCTGCTAGTACTTTATTATAGTCAGGATCACCGTAGCCACCACGTTCGTTCATGTTTTCATCAAAGTTTTTGAGGATCATCATTAATGTTTGTTTGTCGATGTGTTCACTTTCTTCAATAGTGTTGTCCACAATAGGTTCGTCACGCTCTGATAATTCAGCCACTATGGCATCATGCATGAACTGTGCCTGTGACAGTGCATCATTTTCCACAGTTTCATTAAAACTGGAACTGCTGCGAGCTGTGTAGATCTGTGTACGCAGTTTGTTTCTAGCGTCTTCCAGTTGTTCAACATTGAACGTTTCTAGATTCAGTTTACGACCAAAAGTTTTAAACATGCTTTCATTTAGTCTTTTACTGGTTCTATTAATTTTGAAGAGATCTGTGGTTTTCATATTGGTTGATCCATAGTGATGTATTATTTATTCAGAAATAAGTCAAAGCGGTTACAGTTTCTTTGGCAGCTAGGGTTTTATCTCTGCTTTCACAATATCTAGCCCAAAGGGTATCTGCTTTTTCAAAGTTTTTAGCTATGACAGCTTTTTGATACTGTGTTCTAAGAATCTGGCTGTCTGTGAACCATCTGCCATATTCTTGGTCTAATCTGTAAATTTTATCCACGATTGCAGGATTGGTATTTTTTGCCACTAGATTGGCCATTCTGATTGCTGTGGCATTGAGATTAATGTTGCTGTAGATAATACTATTATGCCTATAAAGATGTTTTGTGGTTTCTTGACTGACAATTAACACATCACCTACAAGAATGCCTTCTGCAACCTTTTGTGGCAGAATGTGATTGTCAGCTATGAGTCTACGCTGAGCGTTAGCTACTAAATGCTCTAAACGCCGCTGTATGTTTGTCATAAAAAAAGGACCTATGGTCCTTATTTAAGTGTGGATAATTTATAGTCCAAAGAACTTGGCAATGGTTAGAATATTTAATTCTCCGGTAAATCCCAGTCCTGCAATAAATGCCAAGCCCAGCATGCCGTATACCATCAATTTGTCTTTGGCCTTTTCCATTTCTTTAATCTTGCTAGCCAGTTCTGTGTGTTGGGCACAGCTTTCGTCATGCATTTTGCAGAGCTGTGCTTTGAGATCTTCGCCTGTACGATCTAGACAGTCATGTACGTCTCGGACGCTGACCTTGAGATCATCAATTTTTTCATCTAGATTCGCTACCTTGGTCTCTACTACACCAAGTCGTTCTACGGTTGTGGCCATGCAGGCTGTTTCCTTTTATGTTAAGTCAGGTGCTCGCTCCGAGCCATGTGCCTAAGTGTTCTGAAATGCCTAATTGTTTTGCCTGTTAAATTATATTTATCCCGCTTATGTGATTTCGTATATCCAAATGTTCGCACGATCACCCTTGGTTTGGAATATCGAAGGTGTAATATCTACTGAATTATTTAGCTGACTTATCACAGGAACACCCTGCAAGTCATCCAACAACAGACCCACTGGATCATCACCTAGTCTAAAAACAAAATCTCTTTCTACAGAAAATTGCCATATCCAATGTGTGGCAGCACCTTCTATGTCATCGGGCAGCCTGCCTGTATGACATTCTGGGTCTTGATCCCATTCCACATTTGACCTAATGCCAATGGCCTGTATGAGACTGTTGAAATTGGCCTGTTGCCCCAATTTCAAATGATCTGTTTCTGATCTAGATGGACGAGAACGTGTGATATCAACCACACTGACAAGTTTGAACTGTTGCATAATTATATGCTACTATTTAACTCTACAAAATTGTAGTCGTAAAAAAGCCCGGCGAACCGGGCTTAGTCTTCCCATCCCTGAGAATTAGTTGCTATTAAGCTACAACAAAAGTTGTACCTTCTGTACAAGTTGAGATGTTAGTAGATAGTGTTCCATAAGAACCCTGACCAATAACAACCTGCTTGATACGGATCAATAGTGAAGCTGCATCAACTCCGTGACCGTCAACGATAACGTGAATAACACCAGTGCTTGCTGTTACTACGTGGTACATCAATGGTTGTACTTCACGGATTACTGATTCGACCATTTCGTCTGCACCGTCATCTAATGACTGTAGGTCAATAGCTGAGCTGGTATCTTTAATTGTGATAATGAATGCTTTTAATTGTGCAACTGAGCGTAATGCACCAGTTGTGTAGTTTGAAAACCCGTTTACTCTTGTAAATGCTGCCATGATATGTTCTCCTTAAATCAATAGTCCCGCTCCGGGACTGGCATTGTATAAGAATCACCTTGATTCCTATGCAAGTATTTATATTGGATTGAAGAAATCAGGGGTTTTGAACTATTAATCGGCTCGAAACGGTGTCCAGCGATCACGTGGCACTAGTTTTGAACCGCCTGCAACATAGCCTTCGCCGCCTGGTTTGCCACCTGTAGTTTGCTCTATGTCGCCACCTGATGCATCCAGCTCACGAATTACTTCGTCTTTGGCCGCCATGATCTCACGCACTAGTTCAAACATCACATCCATAACTCCGGGATGCTGTTCACTGTGTGCTGCTATCTTGGCAGCTTTAGCAGGAGTCTTTTGTTCAAAGGCCATGAAAGCTTCTGTGTTGATATTGTCCAGTTGTTTTGTTTTCGATTGGTTATTAACAAAAGTGTAGATTTCACTCTGTAGATAACCCATACCAGCAACAGGTGCTAACAATTTATCAATGGCCTGTTGATTTTTAGCCAGTGCTTCAATAGCAGCAAGATTGTCTGCACCCACTGCTGGTCTATAGCTAACACTGGTCAAGCCAAATACTTTTAATTCTGGATTGCCACTGAACTGATCAGGATTATCAAAGTCCTCACCCGTCTTGTCTCCAAAGTAACCAAACACCTTGTGAGCTGCCACTGCTATCTTGGCCTTGGCCAATGATCGACCAATTTCACTAGTACCAGCAACAGAGTAAGTGGTTTGATTAGGAGTAAATGTAATTTTGCCGTCAGCGCCGGTATATGGTTTGCCTGGGTGGAATAGGATATCTCCGTAGACATAACCACGGAATTCTGCAGGAGTTGCACGTTCAAATATGGGCCATAGTGCTGCCATATCTCCGGCGAACTTTTCACGCCAATCTTCGCCCTTGCCACGACTCATGATAAATTGTTTGAGTTCTTCTGGACTAGAACTTTTGCCTTCTTCACGTCCCCAGTTGTTCTTGCCCACCAGTCGGAAAGAGCCATCATCTTCACGTCCCCAGTACACTGTGGGATTACCATCCCACTTGATGGTGATACTGGTTTCGGGACTGGCTAGGTCTTTTAGTATCTTGATGGCCTTGTTAGCACCATTGGCTTCTGTGAACACAAGATCTTCTAGGTGGTTGAACTCACGCCCTACTTTCTTGGCGGGAGGTGCTGCGTCAGCTTCATAGATACTTTCGTTTTTCTTGCGGCCAGCACAATGCGCTTTTTGGCTAAATCCTTTGGGGCTGGCACAGTTGATAGAACTTTTGTATTTCTTGCTCCACGTTTCATCAAGGAATTCAAATGCTCTCATTTAACTCGTTCCATCATTTTGCGGAACCAAGAGGGTGTTCCTGTTTGAGCACTTTCAAACGAAATAACATTTTCCGGCAGACTAATACCCTGCTTGCCCAGTGTTTCTCTTGCACTTGTAACTAGTTCTTCGTAGTTGGGTAGTTTCTTGATATAGTTGAGAATTGTGTCAACTGATTTAATATCTTTAACTGTGGCAGTTTGTCCCAACAGCACTTTGGCAATTTGATTCCAGTCGTTGCCGTTAGGCAATAGTTCGTCTGTGGTAGCATTCAGTATTCCGTGCTTGGGGCTGTACTTGATGCCGCGGGCACGAGCAATTGAGCTTAATAGGATATGGCGATGCTCACCTCGATATTCACCTTGCCCTCCGATCATGCTGCCTTGTTGAAATTTAGGGTTGGCGGAAAACATAAAGTCTGCTTGCACAAAGCCATTGTCTGGACTGCCCTTGATAGGCACCTTCCAGTGTACATTGTCTCCGCTGAGTTTGATATTTTCTTTGCCAAATTGTGATATTAGTTTTTCAGCGAATGATTTTTTATCCACTTCGTTGGCATCAACTGATAGGTCTAGATCACCACTGCTGTTCTTTTCAAAGGTGCCATCTGGATCTTCTTTGCGGCCTGTGGTACCTAGCCATTTAACCGGCTTCTTGTCATCAAGATGCTTTTCTTTGGTAAAGTCAAGGCCTGTGATTTTTTCAATGTAGAGAATGGTTTCCTCTACGTCTCCTGTGGCAATACGCTGTGTTAGTGGTTGTTTTTCCGGGCCTTTGAATACGTTGCCGCCTTCTGACAGTTTACTGATCATTGCTTTCATCCAATTTTTTCTTGAGTTTACGTGCTTCTGCTATTCTGCGAACACCACGTGTGAATTTTGCAGGATCTTGACCCTTGATTGCATTGATAAGTCTACGCTCAAGTTCGTCTGCTGAAGCAGAATCATAATTTTTATGAATACTTTCCAAGAGATTGATAGCAGAATTAATGATGTTGGCAGCACGACTTTCTATCAACGAATCGGTGCTGCGCACATCGGCAATACTATTCAGTTCCTGCAATATCGATCTTGTTTTCAGTTTCATTCCGTGTCCTATGCTTTATTTACACTGTATGTATACTACAATAAAAATAGCTATTAATCAAGCCTGAGCTTCGCCCCAACGTAGAATGATGTTAGTAGATGTAGCTGAGCCTGCTACCTTATACACGTTGATAGCCAACACGTCTGGACCGTTGGGGAATGTACCGCGTCCACCAATGGCAGTGGAAGTTAATTCTTTCAATGCTTCTAAACTCAATTCTGCAGTTTCTCCCGGATTAGCAATAAAGGAGAATACCTGTTCTCCTGGCAGTGCATACTGAGCACCAAACTGCCATGTGATACTAGCAGATGCTGCAATAGAGGTATTGGATGCTTGACTAAACACCACTTTGTAAACAGTGGTAGCTCCGAAGGTTCTTGACTCCACTGCTGTAATACTGGTGCCAGCTGCAAACTGTGTGACACTAGTAGCAACCTTGGTACTGACTCCAGCACCGCTGGCCAACCAACTGCCGGATGTAAAGAACAGATAGTTTTTGTTCACGTATGAGGCAGCAGATAATGCCGCTGTGATTGTTACTACCACATCGTTACCGGAACCTGCTTCAGATGTAAGATTAGCATTTGCACTCATTACAATCCTGGTGTAGGCGGTTGAGCTGATTGTAACATAGCTAGGAGTAATACTGGCAATGGTTTGACTGCTGCTGATAAATGTCAACAGAGTATAAGTTAGTCCTGTTGGTGTGCCCGCACCTGTGACAATAGCAGTACCGCCTGTGGTAGTTAATGTAAATGTTGTTGATCCATTGGTAACAGAGATCCTATAGGTTGTGGGATTTGAGTAGCCAGTAATAGATCCGCCACCACCAGCTGTGCCACTAATTGTAACCCTCATACCAACAGCAAGATATGTTGATGCACAACTAAATTGACCCGCTGAGCCTGTAATTACCACAGTAGACAGTGTGGTACCTGTGCTTGAAATACTCAGCACATCACTAACAGCTATTCCAGATCCTGTAGCAGTGCTGTCAGGGATTAAAAAATCACTACGTGCAGTGCTCAATGCTGAACCATAGGCAGCTGTGATCGCACTGGTGCTGGTCACCGACACGTTGTTGCCTGAACCTGCTGTGCTGGTGGCTGTACCATTAGCACTCATAGTAATTCTAGCATAGGCTGTGCCTGCTATAGTCCAATAATTAGCAGTTATGCTAGATATAGTTTGGCCACCAGTCAGCACTGTAGCTGCACTAAGCACGTCAGCTACCACTACTGTGCTGCTTGCATATTGGCTCTGTGTGATCAAGAAATCATTTCTGCTAGTGGATATGGCTGTGTTAAACCTTGTGGCTACACTGCTGGTTATGGTTACTGTGACGTTATTTGCACCGTCGCTCAAAGCTAACGTGCTGCTGGTATTGCCATTACCATTCATTATGATTCTAGCATAGGACACACTGGCAATAGTGATATAGTTTTCAGTTACACTAGATATTGTTCGACCAGAAATATTACTGCCCGCAGACAAGGTGTCTGAATTACCTATATTAGTGGTTAACGCAGCGTATGACGATTGAGTGATTAGAAAATCACTCCTACTAGTGTCAATGGCTCGCCCGTATGTTCCGTTGATTTGGAAGGTTACGTTGTTGCCTGAACCTTCCGAACTTTCTGCAAAGGGAGTTCGACTCAATACTATGCGTGTATACACACTGCCTAGATAGCTTGGGGTTATGCTGCTGATAGTCGTAGGATTTGAAAAATAACTACCTTGCGTAACTGTATTCCCAACAGCTATAGGGGTAACTAGAGCAGCATACTGAGTATCTGTGATAAGGATATCAGTTCGACTAAACCTTACAGCTCTTCTATAATTGTTGTTGCCGGCGCCGAAGGGTTCGTTGTTGTTGAATCCTAATGCAGTAACAGTCTGTCCAAAGCTGGCAGCTGTGACTGTCTGTGTAACGGTGCCAAAACTCACAGCAGTAAGACTGTTGGTTGCCGATGCAATGCCGGGAGCAGTTAACGTCCTACTGAATGCCCCTTGTACTGTTGACGTGGTAGTTGTTAAGTCACCACTCCAGGTCACCGAACCACCACTTGCTACTTGTGCAAAACTAGGTTGTCCGCCAGCAGCTTGTGTAATCAAACTTCCCCAGGTTATGTTAGATGGGTTAATGGGATAATTAATTGGGTTTAGCACCCCTTCAATAACAATAGCGCCACCGCCTGAAACAGTGTCACTGGTAATAGAAATACTAGATAGCAATAACTGCGCACGATTTAGCAGCTCTCTTTCTCCGAGATCTCCAATCAGTGCATTGCTCACGCTGGGTGCTAGTCTAATCAAGAAAGCAGTGACTTTGGAAGTCGATGCTGATAGACCAGTAGCAGCGTAGTTAAAGATATAACCACGATCTGCATCGAATTGCCCGTCTATCATAAATGCTGAGCCCCAATGGCTGATGATCGGAGTCACTGTGTTGGATACCAATATCACACCAGTGCGTATGGTGTGACTGGCAGCTGAGCCTGCGCTGAAAGTTCTAGATGATCCTGCTACAAATTGATTTAGTGTAGTAGCTCTAGTGCAACCAGTTAATGCTGTGCCACTGTTGCCAGTAAAACTGATCAATTCATTGTCTATACTCACAGTACCTGAATTTGGAAACCAATATAAGTCATCAGCACTCATTGATATAGTAGTCTGACTGCTGTTCATGGCCGCAGATAACCTACCTTTCCAACCTTCATTGATCACTTCGTACCTAACTGGTTGGTTACCTGTTCGCATGTATGCTTCGAAGTTTACATTACTGTTTCTAAATCTATGAACAAACACATAATTTCCGTCCGAGCCTCGCATCATAAAATCAATAAATCCAGCACCATACCAGGTGTGCTGCACACTGATCATCTGCATCTTGGTAACGTCTATGTTATATCCACTGGGTCCAGATCCATTCATGGTATCTAGATTCCAATCTTCTTGAGGAACCAGTGTATCAAAAACTTTGGTTATTTTTACACTGCTGACGTTGTTGACACCGCGCCAATCCGGCGTCACGGTCATTGATGTATTTGAAGACACATAGGAAACCACATGAGTCATACCACGGATGACAACCCTGTCGCCTGCTGCTAATTGTTCTGTGAATCGAGTGTTGGTACCTGTTATTGTGTTGGCATTTGCATTGATGCTGATGGTACCTGCAATTTGAAATGTGCTGCTTCTTCTGCACACAGCCATTTTCATACCATCGTACTGGAAAAACATGCCGTTTTGATCATCGAATATACCTGCTCTAACAGTGGCGCCATGCCAATTTTTTACACTCAGCAAGCAAGGACTGCCCAATACTGGAGTTGCACTACCCAAGAGCTGCGTGGCTACAAAACTCAATTGTCTTTCATTGGTTATGGTAGTAACTGTGTAAGTGCCATTATATCCAGAAGTAGTAACACCCGAGATTGTAATAACACCACCAACTTGACATCCATGATCGGTATCATCACAGATTATAGTAATGATGCTGCCTATGGCCGTGCCTGTGGCACTAACCGAACGTAGATCGTAACTGGGAGCAAACAGAGCACCGGTATTATACATAATGCCCTTGCCTGATTGGTAACGTATGTATTTTTTACTCATACGTATAGCAGTAGAGCCGTGTGCTGGACCAGCTGTGCCTAGTTGTACACCGCCGTCATAGGGTCTGTGTACGAAGAAACTATCTGGTCTACCATATACTGATCCGACCAAGGTGTTGTCTATGGTACCAGCAGCCCTAGCAGTGTATTGTAGAGTAGTTGTAGTTGGCACACTTTCTACAAAGAAAGCACCAGCTGCTAATTGAGCATTGGTGCCTACACTTGTGATCTGTGTTGTGATAGTGTTGCCTGGTAAAAACCCGTGTGCTGTGGCAAATGTGGCTTGTATGGTAGAAATAGCTGAGAATGTGAGTCCAGTATTACCGCTGGCTATTTGAGAAGTGGTCGGTTCAGTGATGGTAAAAGCACTGATGAAATCTTTCGTAGGAGCTGTAACTGCTGTACCTGAGACTGTGGCAGATTGAATCACACCGCCGGGAGTCACTGTGGCCACTGTGCATTGTGCCTGAGTGTGTAAAGCATTTACAGCAAACGTACCTCCGGCTCCGCCGCTTTGCACTACAGTGATTGTCTGTGCGCTAGAATATCCTGATCCTGGGGCATTAACTGTAACACCAGTAATTTTTCCATTATCCGTGTCAGTGATTGTTAGTGTGGAATTGGCACCTCCTGTGGAAACTGTTACAACATTATTAATTGCGTATCCAGTTCCCGGACTGGCAATTGCAACAGTATTAATTTTTCCATTAGACGTGTCAGTGATTGTTAGTGTGGCATTGGCACCTCCTGTGGAAACTGTTACAACATTACCGATTGTGTATCCTGTGCCTCCGTCATTCGGAACAACAGAAGAAATTATACCAGCACTGGCAACAATGTTCACGGTAAGACCCGTGCCCGAGCCACCTGTGGTTGCCACTCCATTGCCTGTGGTATATCCTGTACCTGCGGTAGTGAGAGTTAAAGTGTCCACACCACCGTCATTGCCATCGTTTATAATATCCACTGTAAGACCTGTGCCTGAACCACCTGTGGTTGCCACTCCATTGCCTGTGGTATATCCTGTACCTTGGGTAGTGAGAGTTAAAGTGTTCACACTACCGTCATTGCCATCAGCTATAATATCCACTGTAAGACCTGTACCTGAACCGCCGGTAGTAACAAGTGCATTGGCTGTGGTATATCCTGTGCCTGCTACTAGAGTGTTAGTAGTAGAAACACGACCAGTTGGCCCTATGGTAATTACTTCGCTGGCTGCGTAGCCGCTGCCGCCAGCGTTGATTGCAACCGCTGTGACAATTCCTGACGAAGTGGTAGTGTTTATTGTTAGTCCAGTGCCCGAGCCGCCGCTGGTTGTCACGGCTCCAACTGCATTTGTATAGCCTGTGCCTCCTAAGGTAACTGCACCAAGGGTTGCGGCTACATTTAATGGTGAAGCTGAAACTATAAGAACCGTGGCATCATTAGCAGGAGCAGCGCCATCTAGACTGGTTCCTAGAATAGTCACTGTATCAGAGGCTACATACCCAGAGCCTGGAGTAGTTACTGTGACACCGTATGAAGGACTTCTTGATATGCTGAACTGTGCTCCAGAACCTGATCCAGAAGTGGCGCTTTGTGTTAGTGCTGTATAAGTTTCAGTAGTACCTACAATTGCTGAAGTTAATGCTCCGCTGAGAGTCACAGTAGATCCTGTGACATCTGTTACGGTCACTGCCTGACCGTCACCACGATTAAACACCAGTCCAGGACCAATGCCTGTGGTACTGGTAACATCTATGGTAGTAGCACCAATAGCAGCATCGGCGCTGAGAGTGGTTGAGGCTGCTGCACCGCCAGATCCAGTAACTGCCGTGATCTGTGTGCCAGTGGTCACCCCAGTGCCGCTAACGGGTGCTCCTATCTGTGGGCCGCCCGAGGCAAATCCTATCCTAGTGCTACCACTTGGGGTGATTAAACTGGTTGTTATAGTACCCGAACTGCCGCCTGACACCACAGTAAAACTAGGTGATCCCACAGCAGCTCCAGTGTAAAATCCACCTTTTCTCAGCTGTGTGTATGTGCTGGCCAATACTTCACCGTTGGTGGTTCCTACTTTGGCTTTGGCATAGTAAGATATCTGCGTTGTTGATCCCACTACAGCAACTAAAAAACTTCCTTCAGATCGACTAAATCCCTGCACACTGGTACTTAGAGCCTTGATGGTTATCGGATCATTAACAGCCAATCCGTGGGTGGATGTGGTAGTCACTGTGATAAGACTAGCACCTACGCCGCTGGTGCCTGAGCTGGCATCTGTGGTAACAGTAGCCACAGGAATGTCACTGCCTGGTATTTCATAGATGCTAGGATAATTACGCATTAATCCAATGGCCTGCCACTTGGTAGGTTGAAGTCCATACTCAAAGTCAGCATCTAGCATGCTCTGTGGAATACCTACTTTTTGTCTTTCCATGGCATCAGTGGCTATGGAGTTCA